GTTGGTAATCTTGACGTAGCCGATCAGCTCGTAAGCTTCCACGCCGGGCCAACCATAAACACCTTCGGTGTTGTAAGAGGACAGGCGGTTGATTTGGTTACCGGGTTGCAGGATTGCACCGGCCTCTTCTTTATAAGTAGCCATTAGTTAAGTACCTCCTTATCACTCAACGATGGTGAAAGCAGTGGTAATGAAGTCCTTGTTCAGGTTGGCGAAACCAGCATACAGCTGCCAAATCAGGATGATAAAGCGGCTGAAGTCATCATTGTTGTTGATGAGAACCTGAGCGTTAGGACCACCGATGCCAACGCCCACGGCCTGAGGGCCGAAGAACAGAGCAGGAGGAGTGTCGTGAGAAATAGCACCACCACCATCACCAATGTCAACCGTGATCGACTTAGAGGGGAAGTTAGTGGACTCGAAGAAACGCACACCTTCAAACACGAAGCCAGAAGGCATGGTGGGCTCACCACCCACAAATTGGGCTTGACCATACTGACCACCACCGTAGATGGCAGCGTTGGGGTTCATGCCGCTCATGATGGGGTTACCAGGGGCAAAGCCGGGGTAACGAGCCACTTCACGGAAACCTTGGTCAGCACGCAGATCCTTCATGAAGGAGGGATCAGCAATACAACGATAGTAGCCGTCAGCAAAGACAGGCACGTTGCGCTTGCGGAGGCTCTTCACCACCTCAAGCAGGTCGGTCTTGACGTTAAACTTGTAACGCTCAGACGCATATTCAGTAGCAGAGTAAGCAGTCAGTGCAGTAGCACTGGTCTTAGCTTTGCCATTAGGATAGTAATAACCACCCTGGGTGTCAGAAGACTGACCACGGGACTCGGACTTGAACAGTTCGTCCAAGAACACACGATCACGCCAGCGGCGATAGTCGTCGAGCAGGGTCAGCGAACCGATGGACTGGTGGAACATGTTGAGGTTCCCGGTGTCCAGCAGCAGACGCTGAGCGGTCATCAGAGTCTCACGAGCAATCTTGAAGGTGCTCGGGAGGTTGGAGTTATTCGGATCTGCAGGACCGGTGTACTCACGGAGAGACACCAGGACCTTGTCCTTCACGATCGACCGGCTGTTAGCAGTACCGATGGTTTGATCCTGGGTACGCTCGCGGCTGGTCTTCGTTCCGGGGTTACCCCAGAAACGATAGCGGTCGAGTTGAACGGTTTGGCCCGGCTGTTTGGTGAAGTCGTGGACTACGACAGGCTCGCAAGCCATTTCCACGATATAAGCTGGATGGGGGCGGTACAGCTCCGCACCCAACAGCTTGGGAAAATCGTTATCAATAAACATGTTGGTTTCTCAGCGTAGGGTAAGCTGATACCTGAGACAACAAGTCTCAAACTCAACAGACAAAGCTGTTAACTCTGGAACTTATGTTCCATTGAAAAAATTATAGCAGTGGTTTATCAATCCGGATTATTAAGCTTCCGGGTTTACCATCTGACCAAAGTTGTACCCACCAACCATGTTGCCGGGAGAATAGGCCATCGGTGCCATGTAGCCTAGTTCACGATATGGGTTGATGTAGCCATCTGCTGGCTGCATGTCGACCATTTCAGCTTGGATCTCAGGATCAAGGAGCTGTGCCTGCGCCATCTGCAGCGCTGCTTCTAGCTCAGAAGTACGTGCTCCAGCCTGCTGTTTACGTGTTTTAGCCTTTTTTACAGCTTTTTTAGCATCGCCTTTTTTCATCACTTTTTACCTCCTTTGGAGTTATTGACAGGTGGCAGACCTAACGGCAACATGCCGGTCTGTGGGATTCCCTGCAGCATCAAATACTGCTCATTGGTAATGATTCCATTCTGCGTAGCTTCAGCAGCCCTCTGGAGTTGAGGAGAAAGCAGTGCGTTGCGAACTAATGGTGAACCCGGTAAATTCAGTTTAAGATAGGCGCTATCGATGTCACGTGGCATTGCGGGGGCCGGGGCATTTGCGGAGCCTACTACACGTTCTCCGTTCGCACCACGCATCGCTGCATATTGATCAATGTTGCCAGATTGAACTTGGGTAGCCAAGTCTGTAGCGCCAAAAGTGTATAGAGCATCAGATCCAACAGGTCCACCCGCTGTTCCCACATTTACTAGAAACTCTTCCGCCCTCTGTCTAGCGCTACTTTTTCGGGCTGCCATAATAAAATCCGCTAAATAAAAAGAGGTAGCATCGCTACCCCTTATTTTACAGTTAGTTATTTTCCCGATAAATGGTGAATACCTGTTTTACAGGTATCAGTCCATAACCAGCATCTTCTGGCGGAACACGTCGGGGTTCTGCTGAGCAGAGTTCAGATAGCGCCAGGCGTTGGAGGGGTCACGCTCGGCCAGTGCGCCGAAGTTGTTCCAGAAGGCAGTGGGATTGCCTTGGATCTGGGGCTGAGGAGGAACGGGCATCTGAGGACGCTCGGGAGCGCTAGGACGCTGGTACTGGGTACCTACAGCCTGCATTTGGGGACGACCGTAACCAATCTCCGAATCGGGGATCGGATAAGGACCGTTTTCACCAAAGAACTCACAAGTGTAATCAGCCAGGATGTCCGGATCGGTCAGGATGGCCTCGTAAGCA